CAACACACAAACCCGGCCTTAACTATCGAATCGTTACGCCTGATTATGTATATTGCGAGTCGAGTCCAGACAATCCAGACGAGCCGGTTTACTATCGCGAGATTCGATTACGTATCGACCCCGAAAACGACGAACCAGTGTACGTGGCCGATGTACTGGACATTCGCAATCCAGACGAACCGGTTTTCGGGATGTACATTGTACACCACGACGGCACATTAGGCGCGGATGTATCCGAGAAATTTATGGGACATCCTACGCACCGCGGCGAAGATTACCCATATCGATATGCAGATGGTCGACCGTTCCTTCCCTTGGAACTATACCACGCACAAAAGACCGGTTTACTTTGGAATACGTTTCGAAATAGCCAGACATGTTACGGCTCTTTAGTATCGTCTTGTTTGACGAGCTGGGCAATCCACTTAATACGCGATTGTTCGTACCCTCAACGCTATGTCGCCGGGCTAAATATTTCTGGTCTTGGAGTCGAGAACGGCGATTTATCTTCGCGGCGCGCGGCGATTGCGACCGACCCTTCTTCGATACTCATGTTTTACAGTGACCCCGAAAACACCGGTCAACCGCTGGTCGGACAGTTCGAACCGGGCGCGGACCCTGTAAAAATGTTCGAAACGATAGCACAATACGAATACAAAGTCGCCACCGCCGCTGGTCTTTCGTCTTCGGTATTGAAACAAACCGCCGATATACGGTCGGGTTTTTCGTTGTCAGTTTCTAGAGACGGACAAAGACAAGCGAGCGCAAGATACGCACCCTTGCAAAGTTACTACGACGAACGTTTACTCGCAAAATCCGCGGCGTTATGTAATCGGTTCCTGGGCACGAGTTTACCAGAAAACGATTATCGAATCCAATACGCACAGGTCCCACAATCACCGGAAGAAATAAAAGCAACTCGCGAAGATGTTTTGGCGAAACTCGCCGCCGGTTTGATTTCACCAATCGACGCGATGATTATTTTAAATCCTGGAATCGACGAAAACACAGCGCGCGAAATGCTTCTTAAAATCAAGCGAGAACGCGCCGAACTCATGTAATACGAGTTATCATCATTTATCATCATTTATCATCATCATTATCATTCACCCCATAAAGGAGACTAGCCACCATGGAAACCAAAGAAATCGACGGCGTCGAATACGTCAAAAAATCCGAAGTCGAGAACATCATAAAACAACGCGTCGACAAAGTCGCCAGCCGCGCGAACGAAGCCGAACTAGCGAACAAAGATTTACAAAGCAGACTAGAAAAGGCATCGAAGAGCGATTCGACAATCGATTTACTGACACAACAAATCGAACAGATGAAACAACAGCTCACGAAAAGCGAACAAAAGTATACGAGATTCCAAAGCATGTCGAAACATGGACTCGTCGACCCAGACATCGTGGACGCGATAGAGTGGAGTTACGAAAAGTCGCAAGCCGGAAAGAAGAAAAGCGAAGTCGTAAACCTTGGCGAATGGTTGGACTCAATCGTGGAAGACCCAACGACCGCGCCCACGGTCCTACGTCCACACCTCCAAAACCTACGACCAGAAGCGGTGGACACTCCAGACGATATGGACGTCGATACGTCGACACAAAACCAACTCGCACAACTGGAACAGGTCGAACGGCGACCAGCTCCACAAACAAACAACGGCGTACGACCTTCGCCAGAACCATCGAACCTTATCGACCGCGGTTTACAGGACGCCGAGTTTTACGCACAGAATCGCGAACAGATTAAAAAGGCGTGGATGTCGCGAAGAAGAGAGAAATAGTCATGGCGGAAAATCTTAAAGGGGTAAACGAGTTTCCGTATTACAAAACGATTGCAGTCGACACGACGACGACCGAGATACAGTTACCAAGCGAAGCGAGAATCATAACCATCGGTTCGGAAACATTGACCGTATATGTAAGTCAGAACGGAGCCAGCGACGGTGGAGCGGTCCCCGCGGACCGCGTGTTTATTCCGTCCAATAACTTGTTACCGATTCGAATCGGTGTCGGTTTACAAAGGCGAAATATTTTTATTTCGGCGAAGACCGGAACCGGGAACGTACACATACAGTTAGAAGAATAGACCACATTATATGGATTGACGATGGCGGGATTTATCTATACAGTATCAACAGGAGCGGAAGAAGTGAAAAAAGAAAACCTGACTTCGCAGATCAACGGAACACGAACGACATTTACCGTACAAGAAGAGTACAAAACCGGTTCGTTGCGTGTATATTACAACGGAGTACGACAAATCGAAGACGAAACGTTTACCGAAACCACTTCGACGACTTTTACTCTCACTTTTACAACGATTACAGGCGACTACTTATCAATTGATTACACACCAAACAATTAGGAGATACCATGGCCATCCAAATCGCCGGTAACCAAATCAAAAGTGGAGCGGTAGACACTTCACAAATCGCAGACGCGGCAATCGAAGCCGCAAAATTAGACCTATCCGATAACTTTGTTTTTACGGGACAGCTTCGCGCACCAACACCGAGCAATGACGCAGACGTAGCGATTAAATCATACGTCGACGGCATCGTAGGAAGTGGTGTTTTTTGGAAGGAGCCGGCCGAAGCCGCTTCGACTGGAAACGTAACTCTTTCGAATCCCGGCGTATCGGCGTTCGATAACCATACTGTTTCTAGTGGAGCTCGTATTTTGATTAGAGCTCAGGACGCGGACGACGAGAACGGAGTTTGGATTTACAACGGCTCATCTAGTGCGATGACACGCGCCACAGATTGTGACAGCGCAGAAGAGCTGAACGGAATGGCAATCTTCGTAACCGACGGCGATACATACGCCGACCAAGCGTTCGTACAGACTTCAACGATTTCGACCCTAGATACCGACGCAGTTACATACGTTCGATTCTCTGGACTCGGACAAGTTACAGCCGGCGACGGTCTCGCCAAATCCGGTGATACTCTTTCTGTAAACGTCGACGATTCATCTATCGAAATCTCTCTTGATTCACTACGCGTAAAAGACCTCGGAATCAGTAACGCAAAACTCGCCGGGTCCATTTCAGCCGATAAGCTCGCGGGCGGTATTGGAGATTCCAAACTTTCTACAATCACTAGCGCGAACAAAGTTTCCGGTAGTGCGGTACAACTCAACGGTAGTGGAGGACTTGAAAATCTATCCGGTCTGAAAATTTCCGACCTTGGAGTTAGCGCGGCAATGCTAGCCGGTTCTATTCCAGATTCCAAGCTCAACCAAATCGCAACCGCGGACAAAGTCGCCGGTAGTGCGGTCCAACTTGCGACCGGTGGTGGACTTGCAGACGACAGCGGATTGAAAGTGGATACCAACGGAATCGAAACCGCGATGATTGGCGATTCTCAAGTGACAAGCGCAAAACTCGCCGGCTCTATTCCAGATTCCAAACTTTCCACAATCAGCACCGCCGACAAAGTATCTGGTAGCGCGGTCCAACTCGCCGCGAGCGGTGGACTATCCGATAACTCAGGTCTTCAAATTTCAGCCAGTGGCGTTAGCGCGGCAATGCTCGCCGGTTCTATCCCCGATTCAAAGCTCAACCAGATTACCAGCTCGGCAAAAGTCGCCGGTAGTGCGGTTCAACTTGCGAGCGGTGGTGGACTTGCGAACGACAGTGGATTGAAGGTCGATACCAACGGAATCGAAACCGCGATGGTTGGAGCAAATCAAATCACAGCGGCTAAGATTAACTTCGAACCAACACGCGAAACATTGACGACAAACGGTAACGATACTTCGTTCACTCTTTCGAACTCGGTTCCAGATAACTTCGACGACGTATTCGTATTTCGTAACGGTCTATTCTTGGACCGCGTCGCATCGAATCCAAGTGGAGTCGACGAATACACATCTTCGATTACTTCTAATTCTTGTACAATCGTTTTCGGAACCGCACCAGCGGCATCAGATAAAGTCGTTGTAAAGTATTTCCAACTTAAATAGACACTCTCCAACCGTACTGTTTGTGGCCGGTCAGTAATGGCCGGCCTTTTTTTTATCTAGGATAGACAATGGCAACAAAGAAAAAAAATTACAAAGAGATATACAAGAAATACCACGCGGACCCAATCGACAAAAAACGCCGCGCGATGCGAAACACAGCTCGTCGACGAATGGCGAAAGCTGGACTCGTAAAAAAGGGAGACGGTAAACACGTCGACCATATAAAACCACTTTCGAAAGGTGGAACCAACGGTCGAAAAAATCTTCGCGTGGTATCGGCGCGAACGAATCTTCGAAAAGGGAATCGCAGAAAGTAATTTTTATCATCATTTATCATCATTTATCATCATCATTATCATTGTTGCACGTAACCGAATAAACGTGTATACTGAAAACGAGCTATAAACATTCGCTCTCAGTGGGGACGGTCGCACCGGTAACAGCAGAACACCCCCGGAAAAAGAATAACCTTTAGACCCCACGAGAAAAAATCATGGCAACAAATACTTATTCGTCTATGTCAGACGTTCGTATGGCCTCAATGGTCAGCGCAGAAATTAACCTACTCTTAAAAGATACCGCAAACCTTCGAAACACTGGTCTTATTCAGTACATAGGTTCCATAAATGGCCTAGGAACATCAGCGATTAAAGTTCGAAAAATCGGTTTGGGGGGGCGAGACTCGTTCGCTAGTCGTACCGAAGTACAAGCAGTGTCCGACACAAGCATTACAGACGATTCAGTAACCGTAACACCGTCTCGTTATTCACTACGTTACGACATTTCGGACCTATTGAACCTCACAGCAACAAACGCACGTTTTGAGCCGGACCCCTTCGCATTGGCGGCATCTATGGCCGGTTCATACGACAAACTCTTCGCGGAGCTCACAGGCGCGGCGGGAGCGGCGGCGACCGCCGGAACCAGCACCAGTGGCGCGACAATGTCCGTATCTACTTTCTTCGAAGGTATTTACGACTTGGAACGAGCAGACAGCGAAATCGGCGCCCCCGGTCCATTCTATAGCGTTTTGCATCCAAAAAGCTTAACCGAGCTACAAGCATCACTTAGGTCAGAACAGAACAACATTATTTCTCAAATGATGGCGACCGAGGAAATGATTGCGGCCAAGGGACTTGGATACGTTGGAAAACTTTTCGGCGTAGACGTATATCGCTCTTCTCACATCGATAGCGATGGAACAGACTACGAAAACTTCATGGCCGATAGTGGCGCGCTCGGATACGCGGACGGTGTACCACAGATTCTCGGAGCACCAGAAACCATGGAAATGGATAAATTAGTCGTGGAGCTACAGCGTGAGGCAACAACAGCAATTACAAGTGTTATTGGGCATTGTTACCTCTCGGTGTCTATTTTAGACCAAAACCGAATTGTACGACTTCTTGCGGTAGACTAGAACCGTATTCATTGTGGCATAATCGGCGGTAGTTTATCTAGTCGCCTGTTATCGCCGGTTATGTCACTCTTTAACATCAGGCACTAGGATTTTAACATGTCATACGACAACATTTCGCAACCTTGGCAAGCATCCAAGACAAGCGTAACCAAACGAATACCGAAACAAGCGAACTCATCTTGGAGATACATACACCATCCGACATCGTGGTCGCTGGAATATGTACAGGACGGGAAGAAGAAAGACAAGAAACCAATTTGGTTACCAAAGTTTTCTCGACTCGTACTAAAGCCAGGCGTAAACGGTATTTCGGGAACCGAGGATAATCCAGATACTCGACTTGCACGATTACAAGTAACCGACAACGGATGTACGATTATCGACCCAGAGCGATACGATTATCTTCGAATATACCCCGCTATCGGTGGAGACTTGACCGTAAACAAGTGGACGAAAATCGAAAACCTTGGCGGTCGTGTCTTCATGAGTGGAGACGACGCCGGATTCGCTGAGTTTCGACGCGAGCTGGTCGCAGACGGAGCGATTAAACCCCCACACGAACAAGTAATCGCCGGTCTCATAATGAAACAACAAGAAATTATTACCATGCACTCTTCGAAGCCGCATATACCACAAGCGATGAAAGAACAAACCGCCGCCGAACAGAAGCTCGCAGACATGCAGAAAGCGACCGAAGCGGTAAAAAAAGAAGGGATAAAGTATTATGAATCGTAACGATAGAGACGCTTTTAACCGCGTCGCGAAAAGAATCAAAGAGCACAGCGAAAAGACCGGTCGACCAGTAACGATGGACACCGCGAAACGTGAGCTCGCAAAACATTTAACACAGGCCGACAACCGCAAAAACCAACGGAGAAATTAACATGGCATACGCATCAGATAACGGATATGTATTCGACAACCGCCCCCTTTTTCGTGGTGGTGTCAAAAAAGAAGAACTTTCAGGCGCAAAAGTATTAAATGAATCAAGCGAATCATTTTTGATTTACGACAATCAGGCTGGAAGCTCGGTTATCGTGACACTCGCACCAGAAAAAGACGGTTCGTATCAGTGGATTAAATGCCATGCAGATTCCGGACACCAATTGGAAATCAGAAACGACGCCACCGCAACAATTACATATTTGACAGTCGGACAAAGCGCACTTTTCGTATGTGCTGGTTCAGATTGGCATGTAATGATTAAGGCATAATAAATCATGTCGACCGACTCCACACCGTACGCACCACGTATTCGATACATCGAACTATTAGAACGAAATGTATCGAATACTACACGCCTTGAAATATACAGAGACGGCGCGCAGATTATACCGACCGCCGCGAAGTATACTTTAATACGTCCAGACGGTGTGGGAGTCGTACAGGATGCGACCGCCACCGTACTTGGCGACGGTACGTTACAATATACACATCCATCTAATCATTTCCCAGATAATATAAATCTAGGCGAGGGATATGTACAAAGCTGGACAGCCACGATCAGTGGCGAAGATTATGTATTTCGTCGTTCGGTTGCTCTTGTATTGCGTCGACTATATCCGACGGTATCCGATACAGATTTAGAGACCGAATACAGCGACCTTGGAAACCTACGCCCGGCGAGTCTATCTTCGTACCAAACGTATATCGATTCTTCGTGGTACGAGATTCTTCGACGCGTTCGTCGTACTGGAATGGGATACGAGTATCTTGTATTAACGCCAGAATCGTTCCACGATACTTTGTTACACCTGACACTCTATAAAATCTTTCGTGATTTTCACAGCTCACTCGGACAAGCCGGTAACGCGCGTTTTCTCGACTTGGCGAACGCTCATTTATCGCACTACAACGCAGAGTATGACGCAATTAATTTCGTTTACGATGAAAATCACGAAGGAAGAGCAGACGAACCGAACAAAAGAACACGCGGTCGACCTGTTATTTACTTGACCGCGCCCGGTCCTAACCGATTCCTAAAAAGACGATGAATTTATCCGGTGTCAGAAATGCAATAATCGCGAAAGTGGATGGTATGACAGGTTTTCGAATGTCTCCATTTCCGGTGGAGCTCTTCGACCGGTCACAAAATACACTCGCACACCTTGCTTTTGCGGTCTCTATTGGTTCGACACAATCGATGGACGAACGACAAAGAGTACCGACACGCGTATACATGTCTTCGAACGTTTCTGTAATCTTCGCGTATCGGATTCGACCGCATAGCATATCAACAGATTACAATAACGCACTAGATAAAGAAGTCGAAGTTATCGAAACCTTGCTCGGTTC